GCCTAATGTTTTGTTTTCAAATAGGACTTCCTCGATTATTGGACTGGCGGCTACTCCGCGAATGTCTACTTGTGTGTAATTAATTGCCATAATTTTTTATTTTTTAGTTTTGTTTGTAAGAAAAGTATAAGTTAAAAAAATTAATAGTTTGCGAGATACAATATCGGGAATTTTGGAGACAAGAGTTTAAAAAACTTATATAAAATTAACTACTTTTGGTGGTATTGGTTAAAAATATTAACTTTTAAAAAAAATATATTATGGAATCGTTTTATTATTGGTTTGGATTTATAGTGTTTTGGGCAATGTTATTTTTGAGCGTTGTTTACGTTGTTATGACATTATTTTGGTTTTTTTATAAAGCCTATCAGGTTAAGAAATTTTATAAATTAATGGAAGATTTAGAAAAAGATGTAAAAGATGAGTAATGTTAATTTTTTAGCAACTAAAGTTTATGAAGATATATCTAAGGCTGTTGACGATGGATATAACTTAATAGTTGAAGAGGGTTCATCTAGGAGTAGTAAGACATGGAGTAATTTTCAGGTTTTGTTTGTTCAGATGTATAAGGCACCTAATTTACGTATTAAGGTGTTTAGAGATACTAAGGCTAGTTGTTATTCTATTGTAGAGGATGATTTTGTTAAGTGGGCAAGTGACCCGATGTTAAGGAAAAAGCAGTATGAAGATGGTTTGATAACTATTGAGGAGATGGATGCTTTTTTAAAGGAAGAGAATTTAACTAGGTTCTTTGATAGGAATAAGACTAACCATGTGTGGACAATGATAGGAAGTGGAAGTACGTTAAAGTTTACTGGGTTAGATGATGAAGATGAAGCTATGGGTATGACACAAGATATAGCTTGGTTAAATGAGCCTTATGGATTTAGTAAAGAGGTATTTTTACAATTAAAGCAAAGGACAAGTAAATTTATTTTATTTGACTGGAATCCTAAGTCTGACCACTTCATTAACATATTTAAGAAAGATGAAGATTGCATAACATTGTATAGTACTTTTGAGGATAATCCTTATTGTCCTTTGAATATGAAGAAGCAAATATGGAGCTATCAACCTATGGAGCAGTTTAGTGCTGTTTTAGATGGTAGGATAAGTGAGGTAGATGCTTTTAAATACGATTCTGTTAAAAACGAATTAGGATTTACTAAAAAAGAGTTAGCTGAGTTGCAAAGGTGTTTAACCAATGAGATGAATGAAACAAAAAGTCTTTATCATTGGATGGTATATGGTAGAGGGTTGGCTAGTGAAAGTCCAAATAAAATTTATAGCGGATGGGAAGGAATAAAAAGAGAGAAATACGATGCTATAAAAAGAAGTTTAGATACTACCCCTATGTATGGTTTAGACTTTGGCTTTAGAAATCCTAGTGCTTGTGTTGAAGTTTTATATGATGGTGATAGTAGTTTTTACATCAGGAGTTTAATCTATAAGCCTATTTTAAGTATGGTAAGTGGCTTAGGTGATGAAATGGTAAAAAATGGAGTACCAGTTGGAGATGTAACGTATATATTTGCAGATAGTCAAGATAGAGATATAAGCAATAACGTAAGAATGATTAACGAGCTAAGACTAACCCATAGATTAAATGTTATTCCTGTTAATAAGCCTGGATATAAAGAAAGGTTTGATTTTATCAATAAGATGAAAATCTACTACGTAATGGATGAAGGTGATGAGATAAAAAACGAATATGATAAATACCAATGGGAGTTTATCAATGGAGTGCCTACCGAAAAACCTATTAAGAAAGACGACCATGCGATGAACTCAATAGAGTATGGGGTATGGGGTTGTAAAGAGTATTTTGGAATAAATATATAAAAAATATTAAATTTATTTAGAATAATTAAAAATAAATTGTATAATTTTGTAAAAAATTAGTAGTGAAAATAACAAACGCAGTTAAAAGTTTCTTTGGTTTTCCCACTTATGCTCGATTAAGTGATGGTACTCACACCTATAATTTGGAAATGAGTAGGGGTTTGTTTTCAATGTTCGGTTCTAAGAAATATTTTCGATTAAAAGATAATTATTTAGATTATTATGAAGAAATTCCTTTTTTAGCAACGTGCGTTGACTTAATTGCTGACACCGTAGCAAGTGTTAACATTAAAGAGGTTGGTGATAATGGAGACGATTTAGGCGAAACTGATTTTATTAAACTACTAAACAACCCTAACAAATTGCAAGATAGAATGTCATTTTTAAAGGAAAGTGCTATTCATATATTAGTAAATGGGCTAAATGTACAATATTTGAATACTTCAAATAGAAAAAGGATAGACTCTAGCTCTGAAATATACAATTTGCAGTTTAACAGATTGATGTTTCCTGAAATTAAAGACCGTTACATATTAACATCTTGGATTTATTCTAGTTTACCAGTATTAGAAGATTTAGAAGAAGGAGTAAAAAGGGATTACACAATGAATGAGATACTTTTCATCTATGATAGTTTACCTTATTCAATGAAAAGAGAAAACTACTCAAAAACTTACTTTTTGCCACATTCTAGGGTTACTTCTTTAGCTTATCAACTACAAACCTTAACAAATATTTCAGATTCAATGGCTTATCTTACTTCTGCTCCTGTGTTAGGTGTTTTAAGTAAGAAAAACGGAAATAATATAGTGCCTTTGGGTGGTGCTGAGAAAGCAGATATTGAAACAAAAGTTAATGGTTTGGGTAAATATGGTGCTGGTTTAGGTAAAACGGGAGGTATCATTGCAGCAAATGAGGAGTTGTCTTACTTATCATTATTAACCGATAGTGCTAAGTTAAACTACAATAACTACGAGAATATGGCTAAGGAAGCCGTAAAACAAAGATATAATATACCAAATGACCTTATAGATACCAAAGAAAGAGGTAGCACCTACGAAAATCAACAATATGCAGAAGCTAGATTTGCTAAGTTGATATGTGCAAGTATTTCTGATAGAATATTAAACGGTTATATAAATAAATATAATTGGTATTTTCAATCAAGAGGTACTAAGTTAGTAGGTGATTATAATCATTTACCTAGTATTATAGCGGTAGATGGTGTTGAGCGTAATGATGGTTTAGTAAAAAAGACCACAGCATTAAAAAATCTATTAGATGCCTATGAAAAAGCTAGAACATTAGGCGTTTCTATGGATATTGAAGAATTTATGAAAAAAAATGGATTTGATGACTTAATTTAAACAGTTATGCCAAAAATTAGATTAGATGACTTAATAAAGTATCAAGGAGATAACGAAATTGTTAAAAAAGTAGTTAAAAAGATTAAAATGGTTAATAATAACGAAATAATCAATAAAAATGATAAAAGAACCAACTTTCAAAAGCAGAGATGAGCGTTTAGAGTGGTTATATGCCCACAAAAACGACTTAATTTCTATGAAAAAAATGCAAGTAAAACACGCAGATGCTTGTGGTGGTTTCTTGATTTTACCCGAAAATAACGAAATTATCAAAGGTATAGATGGTGTAAGACCGTTTAATTCGTTTAAGAGCGGACAAATAGGTGTTTCAGCAGTTATTAATACTACTAATATCTTAGATTCTCACGGTGATGTTCATTTAGATAACCTTTGGAATAAATCTTTGAAAGAAACTAAGTTTGTCTATCTAAATAATAACCATAAGAGAGATTTTGAAAATATTATCTCTAATAAAGTAGAAGCCTACGTAGTAAACACTACTTTTAAGGCATTAGGATATAATTTTGATGGCACAACACAAGCATTAGTATTTAATGCGATTATAGACGAGAAAAGCCCTTATGATAATGATAAAAAAACACCTTTATATGATGCTTATAAGGGCGGAAATATCAATAATCATAGTGTAGAAATGCGTTATAAAGACATTTTACTAGGAATAAACGATAAAAGATACCCTGAAAACAAAGAAATTTTTGATACTTATATCAAATATGCTAAAAATGTTACTCCTGATATGTATGATGAGATAGATGATGTATGGTTTGTAAAACAAGCGCACGTAATGGGTGGTGCAGCAGTACCTCATGGAAGTAACGCATATACACCTACTTTAGAAGTAGAACAGTCGCAAGACATTCAAAATAGTGAAAAAGGCATTCATCAAGAACAGCCATTCGACATTGAAAAATTTAAAAATTTATTATTTTAATTATGGAAATTGAAAAACAAGTTGCTGAATTGGTGAATGAGAAAGTAACCACAGCTAAAAAAGAAACAGAATCTAAAATTGATTCAGTAAAGAGTGAATTAGCAAGTGCTATTGAATTGAAACACAATGAAATTTCACATTCATTAGTAGAAGCAAAATCAGAATTGATGGAAGTTAAAAACGCATTGTCTGAAATGACTAAAACTTCTCATAAAGAAGAAGATAAGTCTATTTATGCTCAAGTTGATAAATATATCGATGATAATATTGAAGCAATGAAAGCGCAATTTAAATCAGTTTCAACATGGAAGGGTATCATAGCACTAGTCGCTGCTGTCGTCATGTATTTTACGCCTGCTGATCTCGATAATGTTATTATCATGATTCTAACAACATTAGTGATCACAGCCATTTTCATGCTTGAAAAGAATATGTAATTGAAACGTTAATCTATATTCCTGCTGGTTTATTTTTCCATCAGCTAACAGTAGGTTCAAGTCATGGAGAGTTTGACCATATTCAGTGGTTCCAGATTTTGCACCCGTTATTAACTCATCATACTGGCGCATCATCTGGTTATAGCGCTCGGAAGCTGCTATCGCGTCTTGCTGTTTCTTTATTTGCGCATCATAAGCAGCCAACTGGTTCAGCAGTGTTTTTGTGTGCTCAAGTTGCGCTTTCGTCGCGCCCTCAGTCGCCAGTTTGTATAGCGTTATCTGCGCTTCTGTTTTGCCGATTGTTGCGACGCGAAACTCTAGTGCGATGATCTCACTATTAATTTGTTTTGTCGCATTCGCAGCAGCGGCGGCTAATATAATGCAATCGTTATTCGGTG